GTCGGAAGCTGTGAGAGACGCGTCATGGCACACAAAAGTTTTGGCGAGGACTCTGGCTGGCTTAGGGCCCAGAACGTAACGTCCTCCAACATTCCAAAATCTTTGTGAACAAAACTCAGCAAAATCAGGATCAATACGATGGATTGCTTCCAATTTGTGGCCCATCTGACCAACAAATTCACAATAGCGGTCCAAATCCCATTCTTCAGCATCCTTTACAAACAAAACACTGTCATCACCCAGTTGCATGATGCAAAAGTCTGTGAGGTTGTATCGTTGTGAGTATGCGGCGACAATGATGAATCCTCGTATGGTATTGCCAAAGGATGTGTTGATAACACCACTAGCAACCTTACCAATACAACTGAATTTGATTCCACTCATTGTTTTACCTTGGGTTCGTAATTGTCTCTGTAAGGCCAAGACGGTCTCATCTGTCATGCTCTTCCCATAGTACTCCATTTCAGCATCGAGGGCTTCTACCTCGTTGTGGCCATCATATCGACTAAAATCACCTTCAATGACATCCCATCCTCTGGTCATCACGTAATACGTGAAAATGTCTCCAACTTGATCTCCAGTCATTCCACCTGTGTAGATGAAACGCTGCTTGAGGGCTTCGGTGACATTGGGCCAATAGCTAGAACACATGTGCTTCATCCAGAAATAGTATTCGGGGCCTGTTTCAGCAAGGTACTCATCTGTCTTTCCAGAGATCAGGCGAGGATTGCGTTTTTCCAGGATTTTCCCTACTAACCATTCTCTTTTGACAAAGGCTTTGGTCTTGCATTCTCTGAGGAGGAAAGTTTGGTTGATTCTTTCGTAGGCTGATCTGACAACTTCTCTCCTGCCCTTTGGGTACTTGTGCAGAAAGGTTTCCAAACCATAAGGGGTGTGGGCACCGGGTGGGACTTCCAAAGGAGGGAGAAGAATGAGTAGAGCTTCCAATCCTGCTTTCCAGCGCTGTCTGCGACGAATTGGATTTCCGATGGCGATGAGTAGTTGTCGGTAACACAAAGCATCCAACTCATTGTGACAACACACACGAGGAATCCAGATCGCGCCTGGTGCAATGGTGAAACCAACTTGAAACTCTACAGGTCTACATTTGTCAAATGGAGGAAGGGTGATGGTTGCCCCTTCGGCGATTTCAGGAATTTCAGTGGTGTTGGTACAATAGTCCTCAAGACTTGGAACATCTTCCTCAACAATGGTACTTGCATAGAGTTTGTACATGCTGTACAACCACTTTGCCAACCAAGATCCAAGAGTCACTCCCATCATGATGAATGCGGAGTGCATGCTGCCAAACTTCCATGATAATCCAGTTCCAATGGCTCCTAGCACTAACGAGGTTAAAAACCAAGTACTAGGACGCTCAATGAACTCAGACCACCAATCGTAGACAACCAATTTGATTCTTTCCCAAGTAGTACCAACTTGTGCACGGGACTTGAAACAAGCCCACACAATTTGCACTGCTTCCTGAATTAAGTCACTGTTGATTTCATCGTCAGGAACACCTTGTCTTGTTAGCCACAATTGCGTTTTTGCAAGAGCATTTCGAAGACTCATTCCGGTGTAACCACTGAC